AAAAAGATTCATCTCCATAGTAGGGTTTAATATTGGTATGTATAAAATCTTTGAGATTGATTTCGTTTTGCCAAGCACCTGCATTAAAGTTTCGCCATGAATTATTTGTTGTCATAATTTTACCTTCCTTATTAATCCTTCCAAACACTCAATGAATCAAAGCTTCTTTTATCTAGACTAATCACATTTAATTTTGTCCATTCTTTTTTAGCTTGTGCTTCATATTTACTGTTTATATAAATCTTTTTAACGATTGGATTTTTTATTTTTATTTTTTCTTCTTTTTTTGTATTATTTTCAATATGATATATTAATTCAGTTTTGTATTTATTTAACATGTTTCTTAGATTTTTCATCAAAATTCTTATAGCTTTATCTTTATTAGATTGTTCACAACTTTCTACAAAACCACCTAAATCTTTTGTCAATAGAACTTTTTCTTTAAATGATTCAAAATCACTTTCTAATGTTTTTTTTGTTGAACTTATAAAACTAATATTATTATCATCTATCCAATTTGATATGTTTAATGGATTCCACAATATTTTTTTTATAACAACTTCTTTTAATTTATATAATTCATTCTTAAATCCCTCAGAATATGTTATAAAACTACTCCATCCAATTGATTCTTTTTTTATAGATTTTAATATATATTCACTATAATCCCTAATACCCTCTATTTCTATCATAACATCACATTTATTTGTTGGATCATTACACAATTTATAAATATAATCTGAATTAACTGAACACTCATATTCACTACTACTAGTTATCTCTCTAATCGTTTCAATCATCTTATTGTATGAACATTGTGTATATCCACTAAAAATACTCTCATTTAAAACACTCTTCAATAATACATTTGATATAGGCATTACTGTTTTTTTCAAATTAAATATATCTTCATAAGTTTCCATCTTCTTTATACCTCAATCTTTTTATATTACTAAATATAGAATTTTATTTTCATTATAGTATTTATATTCATATTTTTTAATACCTATAGTTTTTTTATAAATACATTATGAATATAACTACAAGAACAAATTTTCTATCAAAAAACATAATAAATGGAAAACATGAACTTGATCTAGGTTCTCTGGACTTCAAGGACTTTGATTTTGGTGATGTAAAATATTATATGGTTTCAGAACAAGATTTATGCCGTCCAGATTTAATTTCATTTAAGATTTATGGGACCAGTAACTATTGGTGGTTTTTAATGTGGTTTAATGGTATTTCTGATATCTGGAATGATTTAAGGGAAGATATGGTACTTAAATATCCAAACATTGAATTTGTTAGACAAGCGTTTAAATTGTATAAGAAAACATGAGTGACTTCACTAAAATCAATATAATATTAAATGGGTATTGGTATACTTTTGAGTACATACCATCCAATCATACCAACGATTACGACCGTTTTCCTTTTATTTTTTGTGTTCAACCATCAGAAAATAACTTAAACAATTTTGTTGGTCTAAATTTACACCATCTTTCATACTCAGAAAGAAAACAATTCATTAAATATTTTGATGAAATTTCTAAATTCAGTAAAAAAGAATCTAGAACTATTATAACACTAAAAGATTTACTTAGATTATACCCAAAAGCAAAAAATGCTATAAGATATTATAACAGAAAAAATATGTTAAATATTTATAAAGTATCTAATAATGTTATAAAAGATTACATAAGTTATGAAGGAAACATTCTCCTGAATAACAATGAAAAAAATCATAGTTACTAATTTTACCAACCATCGAATGGGTCTATAGATTTATTCTTAACATCCTTATTATATAATGCCTGCTTCTCATCTTCTTTTTCTACATATTTATTTACAGACAAAACATCACTATTAGAATCTATTTTACTAGATTTGTTCATATCGAATGTTTCAGATAGCTCCACATAACTTCTTAAATAGTCCATATTATCATCATTATTAGAACTATAATCTACATTTTCATGTACATTTCTCCATACTCTTAAATGGAATGTATATGTAATAGGAGTGCTTAAAAACACACTACCGTCTTCATGAGTTTTTACATTTAATATCTCATAATACAAATTAGAATACTTAAAAAACATTAAATCTTTTGTTTTTGGTAGATAACTATCATATTTTAATTCTTCTGTATTATTATCGTATCTACTAGCTTCATTAAAATGTTGTATAGTACATTGTACTGTTATTATCTCATTAAATATCATTCCCTGAAGCTCATATTGCTTTTGTAAAGACGGAATGTCTGATGCATAAACCTTTAATCTAAACCTTCTTACAATATTCTCTAATACATCTTCACCTAATATCTCATCTCTTTTCGTATTTACATCCTTAATAAAGTACTCTACATCAAATCCAAATTTATTGTAAGCCTCACTAGTAATAGATGACATTAATGCCGTTTCTGATTTATAACAATCATTATTTACTGGATCAAAAAACCTCTTTTTGTTCCAATCATAATTTTCAACTGAACAATCATTTGAAAATATCTTATTAAATTCTTTCTGAAAATCTGTCATATTTACATTAATTTTTCTATTACATCTTCTTTTGCTTCTAAAGCATTTTTATACAATACACCTTTTCCACCTGCACTTATAAATTGTTCAATGTTTTTTCTATAATCATCAATCAATAAAGCACCTTTAGTAGAATATTTTTGTTTTTCTTTACCTTTACTTACTATTATTATATCCTGATACTTAAATTGTGTGTGTTTCCTTAACCACTCAATTTTTCCATTTACACCCTCTTCATAATGTACCGCTGATAAAATACATAAATCTATATCTTGTTCTCTACAATATTTACACAACCATGTATAAAATTGCTTCCCACCATCTAACCACTCCATGTTAGACCAAAATTCTTCTCTCTTTTCCTCTACTTTTACCCAATCAACAACTCTACCAGATATAGCATCAATATCCCTACACCTTTGTATAAAGTTTGTTAAAACACCATCCATATCCAAATATATAGTATGTATATCCATTTAATTCTCCAACAAAATATTAAATAAAACCCTAGTTTTATCTAGGGTGATAATTTAATTTGCTTTTTCGTTTACTTTGTTGTCTATAAATATACCAATATTTTTTAATATTTCAACCAATGACACATTCATTTTCTCTTTTACATTATCTCTAATAAGTGTCTTGTATGAAACATAATCATCTAAACTATTAAAACTTTCCTCTGTAACAAGTTCTTCAGTGGCATATTTATAAATCTCATCCCCCAAATCCTTCCCCAATCTACTTAAACTAACTTTTAATTTTTCACCATTTTGTAAATAACCATTGATAAAACTAGTAGAAGTAAATCCAGTAGTTTGGTCTTGAACCTGTGGTTTAGCAAAAACATCTAAGCTATCTCTTTGGGATGTTCCATCTAAATCACGCATTTCTTTTAAATAATTTATGAAATCCATTATAATATTCTCCTATTTAATTTATACACTAAAAACTATTTATAACTAAAATTCATAGTCATCATAATTTACCCAACTACGACTTCTGGATGAATATCTATCATCAAATCTAGAAGAACTACGATGATCATTGTATATAGAATCAAAATCCAAATCATCATCTATCTCACCATCAGTTTCTGCTATAATAGTACAAGCATCAAATAATTCACTTTTAGAAAACTCTCCCCTATGTTTTCTTTCAAATATTCTCATAAGCTTTTTAACTTTTTCATCCTCAGAAGCTCTTAAATATGAACTAGATTGACGCAATTTAATAATCATATCATCATCCATCAATAACTCTGTAATATCATCAAAATCATAACTTGAACTCTCACTTAAAGTTTTGTTTTTACGAATGAATGCTCTAAAACTATCTTTTAGTTCTTTCTTCAAACCAACATTCCTTCTTGAACGATTTTCTCGAATAGGTCTTCTTTTTGTTCTCTCAAAACGACTCCTACTTTCAGATATACCTGGCTTTCTTCTTGTGTTTCTCATGTCTGTGTCTCCTATGAATTTTGAAATTGTATCTCCATATTTATATTCTATTACATCTTGACTTAAGTTTAAATGATCTGTTAAAAAATTTATTGCATCATAAAAACCATAAGGACAATCATCATTGTAACACTGACTTTTATAATCCCTCAATAAACTCATTATTTCACTTCGTTCATTTTCCAATAAATATCTCTTTCGTTTTTTTGATTTCATAGTACCCTCATTTTTATTGTTATTTTTAACTTTGTTATAAGACCTTATAAGCTCTTTTGTTTGTTTTCCAACACTAGATAAATGTGAAGACATATTAAATTTTATTTTTCTGGTTTCCATATTTGTTTTGTGTCTATTTGATTTTCCCAATTTAACAGATACTTCCCCACTTTTTAAGATTTTTATGCCACCACAATTTATTTTTGACATACCACTTATATCTATTATATTATATGTTTTTGAATCAACTTCTTCTAATCCAAATCCACTACTCCTAAAAATATCTAATACATTATTTAATATAGTAATATGTTTGTTTTTGCTTTCCATAATTAACCCTTTAAATCTTTACTTGTTATTACATAAGGTGCATTCTTTATAAATTCATCACCATATATAACTTCTTTAGTTCCTTCCTTAAAGTTATTTGATTTTCTTTTTTCTCCATCTAAATCATATCTATTGTCCATACTTCCATCAATATTCCCTTTAATATTTACTTCAGTACCTTCTTCAATAGCATCTTCTTTATTATTTATAAAAAACGATGGAACAAATTTTACTAGTATCTGGTCAATGATATGTGTTTCGCTTATATTCTTATATAAATACGCCTCCATTACAAATGTAAATTTTAGTGTTATTTCTCTTTTTTGGTCTTCACCAAAATCTTGATTCATATCAATGCTATTACTTTCATGCCGTATTTTTATAGAACGCCGTTTATTCATAAACCAAAATTCTTTTAAATCAATAAAACACTCTGGTGCAAACCTAACCAATATTTGTTCTAAAATCTGGTTTGCATCACTCATATACTCTACTTTTGCTTCCAATTCTATGTTCACATTATATGGAACTGGTTGGGTATCTTGCCAAAACTTCTCAGACAATAATGAAGGTATCCCCTCATTATCAAAATATTCAGTATAAAATGCCCTTGTTTCTAATTGACCAGAAGCTCTCTTCTCATCAAATGCTAATCCTGTAACCCTATAAGTCATATTTGGATATTGAATATAATATTTTTCACCACTCTCCAACTCAGTCCTAAAATCATGTGATTTCATTCTTGGACCATATTTCAATGGTACATTTATTTGCTTAACTGGCTCATCATTCTCATTATAATGTATTACATACAAATCATTGAAAAAATTACCAAACCCAACAATCAAAGAACGCAAAGTGTTTGCAAAAAAATAATTCTTAGGATAACCTAAGTCACTCCTAGTTGTATCTTCGCCTTTTCGCCAATTATGTTGCGATGGATCATATCCTGTATCTCTATAATTTGCCATATACTATTTATATGTATTTTTTATAATACCTTTTTTTGTTAAATACCCTAAATATGAATATAAATGTTTACATACAGTAGGAGTCTTAGATGCATTACGAACCTTATTAGGTATTATAGCATAACTTGGATGTCTACCATATAACAATTTTCCACTTCTTGATGGATATGCTAAATAATACCTAAATGCTGGACAACTACATTTAATCTCACCAATATTATCTATATCCCAATCCTCTTTTAAACTACCTCTACGCAAGCTAACTGCCACTTGATATGATTTATGATTCTCTCTAAAATTTTCAGACTGAACCGTTGCCCTATTCAATAAATTTAATGTATTTTCACCCTTACTAACACTATGCTCAACTTTACAATGTTTAAAAGAATATCTAAAAACTTTTTCAAAATTTAATATTAACTGCTTAATTGTTAATTTTCTATCCCGCTTTCTCTTTGGTACAATCTCTTCTATATCTTCTTCATCTTCTACTTCTACATCATCTTCTACATCTTCATTTATTTTTTTTCTATATTTTTTCAATATAAATCTTTTTTTCTTTCTTTTCTTTTTTCTTTTTGAATTGTTATTATCTTTAACTTCTCCAAAACGACTGTTTACACCCATTTTAACTGGAACTGTGGCTACACCATCTCCACTATGGGGTATCCCCTGATCAGCTCCTAAAGGTGCACCAACACCCATAGAAAAGTCCTCTAAAACAGAGTCATATATTTTCTTAAACGACATTATAAACCCTCCAACTACTACCCAAAAATTCATCCCTTGATTTTTTATACTCTTTACCTTCATACCTAAACAATACTTCTTGCCTAGAAACATTATAAACAAAAACCTTCAAAGGACAACAACTTCTTACATCTTCTATTACCGTCATGTAATAATGGTTCGGCTCTAAATCGTATCCATATCGTTTTCTAGTACTACCACACCCATTACACATTTAAGATTCTCCCAAATTATCTTTTAATTTGTTTATCTTATTATACATTTCAATAGAAAAATGATGCTTATTCAATTCATCATCTGTGTTTTTTATATAATTAATCTTCTTATGAAAAATATCTTTCAAATTTCTAAAAACACCATCCAATTCTTTAATACTATCAAAATCCTCTTCAGATACTGGTTTTCTTTTTGGTTTGCCTCTATCATCAATTATCCCATTTTTATATGATTTCAATTGTAATGGAATAGAATTTATAGCCTTCAATGATAAAAATAATAAAGTGTTTTGAAAATCATCTTCTTGAACTAATTCTGTAATATTTTTATTTTTTGCTTTTAATCTCTCAAACAAAAGATTAGAACTGTTTATTATACCACACACCTCCATATATGAAGATAGTTTTTCTGTATTGTTTAACAAACTATAAAAACCAGACATGCTATTTGAACTCTTCAAATTTTCAGATATTAGTTCCCACAATTTTTTTATGTTTTTGTTTAATGTTTCATCCATTACCTAAAAAACTCCCTACATAAAATGTTATTTATATAGTATTTATAAAAAAAAGATAGGGTGGTTCCTATCTTTCTATATATACTCACAATATTACAGTATCAATTCTTTCATCATCTCCACCATCTAATATTTTTTTAGGTATCCATTGCATCTCTAAAGGACTGCAATTTGAAAAGTTTGGTTTTGTTGGTATTGTTGCTAATTGCACATAGTGGACAATTTGAAATTCCTTTTTCTTCAGCAACTTTAGTTTGTTTTGTGTAAACAGATTTTTTTGTTGCTTCGTCAGAAAGTCCAAAAGTTCCTGCAAAAGCATCTTTGATGTAGTTTTCAAGAGCGTCTCCCATTCCGTTTGCTCGATTTCTACCTGAATATATTGTACGTATTTCAAAGCTCTTTTGATTTACGATATTGTAAATTGCTTCTAAAATATTTGTCATACTGCTAATGCTTCTTTTACTTTTTTGATTGATTTTGGTTTTTCAACTTTATTTTCGTTTGCTTTTAGTTGTTCTTTTATG